TGCGCATGCGGATGCACGCGGCTACGTTGCTGCAATCGGGACTGATCAGCTTCTAATTCCGCCCTACTCCACGCACCTCTCGCGCTACCCTACGCAGGCTCTCGAGCAATGTCGCGAGCTGTCGCGCTAACCTACCCTCACGCCTATGAGCTAGCTCATACATGCTCCGCCATTTCGCGGCCTCACTCGCATAAAACTCAGCCTCTTCCTCTAGGGATTCACAGTCTTCGCACATAGTTCGCTTTGCAAGCGTGCTATCTTGACATGCTGCGCTTGGATGATGCGCCAATACCGCTCGGTCAAATCGCGCAGGTCCAGGACCTCATTGGCCAGGTCAATCCCGTTCGGTAAAACCAAATTTGAATTTCGAATTTCGCAGGGCAAATTTGAATTGGAAAAGCCACGATGCATTTCGGTCCAACCAAAGTAATTTTGATTTTCAAATTCTGCCTGGCAATTTGAAATTGGAATCTCCGATTTGCAACGCATTTCGGCTATCGCATCACTCGTTTTCAATCGTTCCAACATGGTCTTGTGCTTTCGGCGGCTTAAGGGCCGCCATGAAAGCGGCAGAGATGTCTTGATTCGTGTGCAGATGGACATGCTGATGCAGCGCGTCCGGCGTCTTGTTCTTCTCTAGATTAGCATACTTGTCCAGTGTGATGCCTAGCGCCAGCACAGCGTCCTTGGCGGACATCTCGGGCATTAGCTCCATGACCCGCTGTGCAGCGCCGTCGATCACCGATTGCAGCTTCGCCTTCAAGTTCGTGTTGAAGTACGCATTCCTGAACTGGCTATCCATGTCGAGCGCCGATACCTTGATCTCGTCTACACTTCGCTCGCTGATCCCGAGCTGCATGGCTATAGCTCGGCTGTGCTGTCCTGTGATGAACAAATCGAGCACTTTCTTTTGTATCTCCGGCGGGATCCCGGCCAAAGCACCTTGACCATTGACCTTCTCCTGTATGACACCTGGCACATGCTTTTCTATCTTTACACCAGAAAGCCCGGCGAGCTGCCTCGCACGGGACTCTGGACTGCGATAGACTGCGTTTCTCTTCTTACGCTTAGGCTTCTCGCTCATTCTCGTTCGCTCATAAATGACAGATCCTCAGCAACAATACCATGGATCTCACCAAACGCCGCCTCACGGATAGCCTGGAGCTGCATGTAGTAGTGGTCAGCCTTGAGGGCAATGCGAAGCTGAATGTCAGCTTCTTGTTCGCGTTCCTTTTTCAAAATTTGAATTTCATTTTTCAATTTCGAAATCTCTTCTTCAGCCTGAAGTAGAAGCATCTCTGTGGCAATTGCGTGTTCCGGTGTCATTTTTGTATTTGTTTTTTAATAGCTTCAATCATCGCAGCCTGAGCACTGTTCTCCAGCCGCAGATCAAAGCTTTCACTTCGAGCATCTCTGCCAGCTTGCACTAGGTCTTGTGTTAGCAGTCGCCCATACCGGATGATTGCTTCTTTTGTCCAGTCGTCTAGCTCAACGCCATCGCATTGAAGACCAGCTTCAATCCAACAGTTTTCTTCGTGTTGTGTCATTTTTGTTTTATGTACTCTATTCCTGCTTTATCTAACAGCTTGTATAGCCGCTGTGCTTCATCCTTCCAAGAGTATTCCTTCTGAACCTCAGGGATACCGGCAAGTACCCGCAGCTTATTCATCGCCTTGAACCCAACCCAGATCACCTCTTGGTTGTGCTCGAGCGCATACTTAAGCTGCTCGGGGCTACGGATGTTCAGCTTCTCGATGTACCGAGCCATTTTGAAGTCGAGCGGTGCTACACCACTCAGCTTCTCCATGCGGTAGACCCACAGCTTACGACGGTTTGCAAATGCGCTCACTTCTGCGCCTCCTCCTTCACGGTTATTGCGTTGTGCATGTCCCAGATGTCCGAGACAACCTTGTCATAGTCAGCATCGTCACACTCATCGATAGGCTGCGACTGCATCACAAGTGACACGCTTAGATCTAACAAAGCACGCAGCTTTAGTGTGACGCACGATAGCTCCGCTCGCAGGGAACTAATCTCAAACGCAATGTCAGCGTCTTCTCTGTGCTTCTGCTTGAGCTGCTTCTTAAGTTCTTTCACTTCATCAATGCGCTTATCGCGGATTGCTTGGGCACGCTTAAGCTTAACAAAGTCTTCGTTAGCAAGCTTAAGCTCGGTGCGCACTGCGTTGAATGACGTAGTGTAACGCCTGTGCATTTCTTCACATGCGGCAATGCTGACTAGTTTGCCGTGAGCGTGTATCTCCAGTCTACCATGACAAGATCCTTCCTCGTCTGGGTAAAAGGCAAATCGACCGTACTTAACTAAATCGTCGGTCATTTCGCCTCCTTTGCTGCTTTGATGAGTGCGTCTGCCTGCTCCAGTGCCTTCTTACAGATGATCGAGTACACGCCATCATGCGGCCATGAGTGCGCCATCAACAGCGCCGCAATCTCAAGCCGCGAGGGTTCTGGGCGGGTGCGTTTAGCTTCAACAATCGCTGCATCTCGTTCCTGTATGGCGCGCTCAACTTCAATGCTGTTTCCACTACAAACGGCTGCTGTGATAATTTCATTGTTTTTCTTTAGCTCTTCAATTTTTGCCGCCTTTCTGTTATTCTCCAGCCTAGCATCGTGCAGGGCTTGTTTGAGTTGCTCTACCTTTGCCTCGGCCGCAACAAGATCGGCGTTCAAAACGCACATTCCGCCACAATCACATGGGCATTCTTGTGTGTTAATCATTTCCCCTCCTTCTGTGTCAGCTTATACGCCTCCGCCAATACAAGGTCAGCGTCAAGCAGCGCAGCCCGGTCGTTCGGAAACGCTGAGTGAGCATCGTAGTGCTTGAGCAAACAATGCTTAAGCTGCTCGATCGCTGATGCAGCCTGTACGGCAAGATGCCGGTGCATGATAAGCTCCGCCTTAAGATTGCCGATAAGCTCGGCCTGCCGATTGTGTGCGTCCATGTATTGCCTTAGTTGAATTTGTGCCATTTTGTGTTTTGGTTAACGCCCATCCGACGAAGGGCCGTCTTGTCCTCGTACCCGATGCTCATAAGCGCCTCGACCATCTCCTTGTTTGAGGGCCACATTTCCTTACGGAAAGTGCTAGGATGTGCGCGGAGCCACATGTCCATCTCCGGCCAACGGTCCGGCACCATCTTGTCGGCGAAGTAATCCCACCACACAATCTGCGCCACAAACACCTGCACCTTCACCGGCAGTTCCATAATCCGCGATCTCCACTCGCGTGGATCTACCTTCCGCAACTTGGCTACCCAGCCGTTCGATTGTCTCTTTTTGTTTCTGATTCTCATTTGTTAGTCGTTTATTTTCTTGTGTTAATTCATGGATACGCTCCATGAGAGTGTTGATTAATTGAGCACTCATTCTTTGTCGAAGATTAGACTCAGGGCCAAAGCTATGATGCTCAACACAGCAATAGCAACCTGAATTTTAGGCGGATTCTTCATTTTTTTGGCTTTTCTTTGCATCGCACTCAGCGCAGAACCAGTCTCCCCAGAAGTCTTGACTTAGGTCTTCTCGGCACTCGCAGCAGACTGGATGCTCATCTCTTGGATCGCTATCACCTGGGAATCCCGTACTTACCATTTGCTACCTCCGTTGTATTCTTGCATGGCTGACACGGCAAACAGTGCGCTAGCCCAAAACAGGATGAACAAGACAATCGCCTCCCACAGCTCTTGCGCAAAGTAAGCGATAGCAAGTCCGTCAAAGACTGCAAGTGACGCAAACGCCCACAGATAAGGCAGTGCTTTGTTTGTGTTGTCGGGTTCAATCTTCATATATGCTTGGTAGTGTTTTACTTTATTCATTGTGGAATGTTGCTGTCTTGCCGGTGAAACGTAAGTTTGCACTCACGCCGCACGGACCGTTTCGTTGTATGGGTATCCCAATCTCGCGAAACTCCGGGTCGTCGGACAACTTCACAACCATCACGGCTGTAGCGTCTTGCCCGATTGCGCGACTTTCGCGAGCTTTACCCTGCTCATTTAGTTGCGTAATCGAGATGACTAAGCAACCTAATTCGATGCCAAGCAGTCGCAGGCTCCGGCTGACCTCGGCCACCTCACGCTCACGGCTGCTATCCTTGCCAAGGTCACAGCGCACAAGCTGAATGTAGTCTACGAACAGCACGCCGAGGCCATCCGGCGACTTCGCCATAGCCCTCGCAGTGGCGCAGATGTTAGCGATGTCATAGAGATCGTCGCGCACCACGAGACGGCTATTATTGAGCTTCTGGATGGCACTGTGGACGCCTCGGATGTCGCGCTCGTGCTTCGCACCTTCAGCGAGCGCACGCAGGCTAACGCTGCCTAACCGGGCGACGAGACGGTCGATGATCTGATTAGCGGGCATCTCCAAAGAGATGACGAGTATTCCTTTGTTCATCGCAGTCCATTCATTGGCCTTGCAGACGTGTGACTGTGCTGGCCCGTGTACGGCTCAAGCACATACTTCACCTCGATAAGATCCGTCGATTGATTCTCCGGCAGAAGCATAAGCGCCTCCATCTTTGAGCCTAGCGCGTCCTTCGGGCCGATACAGATGACGTCCTGCGTCTTCTTTGGACGTGGCAGCTCCACGTTTTGCAGCACGTTGGTGCGGCGGATGAGTACCCAGTCGCTCATGCCCATACCTCCCAATCCATGGCAAGGATATCCGAGGGTTCTAAAGATATATGTTTTTGGCCAAATTGAATGTGTTCTTCTGATTGCCATGCCTTTCTCCGCACAAAGCCCTTTTTAATTTTGTTTAACTTGCCAAGGGCAGGTTCAATTGAGTGATCAGAATACATGCACACAGGCGGCGGCCAGCCTTCCCAATCGTCTTGATGCACCAACTCAGCCCAATCAAGAAAAATGACAGTTGAACCTTTAGGCTTATAAGGATGTAGGCAGAATACTTTTGCTTCTACCCAATCTTTTCTGCGAACAGTCCAGCCTTGAGCTATATTATCCAGCAGTTGATTTCTTGGTATGTCTTGCATATTACGCCTCCTCCCATCTACGTGGCAACATCACGCGCATCGTTGGTGGACCGGGCCAAACATCTTGATCAAGACACAGCTTGTACTGCGCCAGCGTCACGTCGAGCTGCTCGTTGGCTATGTTGATAAGTTCCGTAGACGCCTTCACCCACTGCGACAAGTGAGGTGCTTGCATGTCCACGACGAGAAAGTAGAAGTCGATGTCCTCTTGGCCAGTGATCTGCTCAAGACCGTAGGCGTACCAAGCAGCTTGCTTGTCGTACCCAAAACCAAAGAACTTATGGTCAAACTTAGACCAATCGCTCGTCGTCTTAAGATCCACGATAGCTGGACGACCCTTAATCTCCGTGATCATGTCCGGCCTGCCCTTACACTGCACACCATCACGCTCCCAGAATAGCGACGCTTCAATGATCTTGGCTGCTGTCACCATCTCAAGCAACGGCTCCACGGCGGCACAGGCACCTTCGACACGCGCTCCTTCGTCTTCAGTCAGGATCACCTTGCCGATATTCTCTTGGCAAAAGTTCTCCCACGTCAGCTTGCCTTCTTTAGTGCGACGATCGCACGCTGGAGCAATAGCGTATTCGCAGCGGCCCTCGAGAGCGAGGCTGTGGACAAGCGTGCCAAGCTCCATCTCTCGGCTAGGCTTCCACTCTTGACGCTCCTTCCACTTGTAGTACGCCGGACAGACCGCAAACGAGTCGAGGCTGTGTTTAGATAGCCCCGGAGTTCCCCGATACTTCTGCATTTCCCAATTGTAGTGTATTTCGTTTTTCATTTTGTTATGGGTTAATTTCAAGCGCACCGCAGCCGACGATCTTGCCAGCTCCGTCGCGGATAAGTTTTGTTGGACTAGCCAAATCTGTCCTGTTGGGCAGCGCAGTGCGCACATAGCCAGGCACAATGTAAAGGATTCCGTTCACAGGGTCAGGCAGGTTGCTCACCTTTGCGTCCTTGCAGCACATGATGGGGACACCATCGACGTCTGCTACCTTGCTCAAATGTGAGTGTACTTTCACCGAGTAACCGCTCGGCTCGATCACGCCGTAACCAGTGATGGTAATGTCGTGAGGTGTAAGGTTTACGAGTTTATTCATTTATTAAGTTTGCAATTATGTTGAGTGCCAGCATGGTTTTGCCCGATTTGGTTTCGCCACCGATCACTACGAAGTCTCCGTATCTGATCGGACAGATGTTGTCGATAGCAGAATATCCAGTCTTTATCCGCATGGACTCATCGTCGCCTGTCTCGTAGCGTGTCAGCGCGTTGAGCAGGAGCGCCTTAGTGTCCATCACTTTCGGCGGAGCAAGCTCACGAGATAGCCCCTCAACCTTCATCACCACATCACTGAGTAGCTCCGGCGTCTGCACGGTAGCGTCGCTAATGGCCATCAGCGTCTCGTAGGCCACATGCTGCAAGGTGCGACGTTTGGCCGTGTTCTTAACGATGTCTACGAGGTCGCCAATCGCCGCCGCAATAGGCATGAGCGTGTACAGGTCGCTGAGTTGGTGAAATTCCGTGCCCGGCAGAGTCTCGCGCACCTTCTCAAATACCACGCGAATCTCCGAGCTAGCATTGCGGGACTGCTGCTGCAAGATGATCTCGCATACCCGGTGACTGAGCGGATCGAAGATGTCACTCACCTTGAAGTTCTTCTCGCTAATGTGATGCAAGAACACCTCTGGGTGGTTGAGCGCAATCGACGCTATACCACGCTCTGCCTCGCTCGCAGTTGGGACCACCGTGTCAGGCGGCAACTCCACCGGCCTACGTCTACCAGCTTTCTTGTGTACTTCCATTGGTTACTAGTAAGCTAGTGTCACGTTTGAGTAGGGTCTTGATCGGTGTACGCACCATTGATGATGCTCGGGAAAGCCAGCCGTTGAGGAAGCGACCCATGCCGCGTGAAGTCTTGCGCCGGTGTGTGTCCGCCTCAAGCCAGGCGTGGGCCTTGAGTAGCTCCTGCTCGACAGTCTTCTCGCCGTAGATGATGACGAGGTCTTTCATCAAGCCTGCTGGCACCGTCCACTCTTTGCCATCTTGAGTGACAAACGTCATGTTGTACATGTTGTGAGTCTGGCCATCGAGTGCGGCGTTGCTTGGAAATGTTGGCGAGATGTCGTACTTGCGAATCGCATCTGCCAAGTCCTGCGCAGGCTGTACCGGCGTTGACTCTGGCTGCGACTCTGGCTGTGGTTCGCTCGCAATCTTGCAGGGCTCTTCCAGCGGGACGATAAGCTCGACCTTGGTTCCTGACGTGTATGTTATATTGATGCTGATGTTCATAAAATGTGTGCGTTGTGCAGGCGCACCCCTGCATGGTGCAGAAGTGTTTACTTGCAGCCTTCAACGTAAGCAAAGCCTTTAAGATTGCTTATTTGCAAACGTAATCTGCGCAATGCTTTTTGCTGAAGAGTTGCAACTCGCTCCCTAGTTCGACGTATCAAAGCACCAGTCTCAAACAAGGTCTTGGGCTTTGTGCCGTCTAGCCCATAGCGGGCAACCAGGATAACTCGATCTCTTTCGTCAAGCATGGCCAGTGCTTTTTCTAAAAGCTCAAGCGATTGCTCTGATTGTTCAAGGTCAGCAATCATGTTAAATACCCTCCATCCCATCCCTTAGTAGCCGAAAAAACAGTTCGCTGTTCATCGTCACTAGCCAAGGTGTACGATTCTTTTTGTGAGCCACAATCCACGCCTTGCCAGCGCCGTCACGTTCAGCCTGCTCAGTGGCTTTAATCAGATTCAGGTTCTCAACGAACTTCACCTCTTGGTGTAGTGCTGCAAGCTCCTCACAGATCACGTCCGGGCTGTCCGTGCCTCCGGCGAACTGTTGCCCGCGACGGGCCGTAAAGCCCGCCGCACGCAACTCGTCACGCCAGAGACGCTCACCCCTACACCCCTTGGCTCTTGAGTTTATTGGCATCGCGCTTTTGTTGCAGCCAGTGGTTGACCTCCTCGATCGAGAACCGCAAGCAGCGTGGGCTGATGCGATGATGAGGAATACGGTTTTCGCGCGCCCACTTTAGGACCGTCTGAAGTGACACGTTTGCGAGCTGGGCGATGTCTTTAGCTTTTACCATTTTAGATCGTCCTCCTCTAACTCAGGGGCTTCTTCCTTCGCAGGCTTAATCTGCGCTGACGGGAATGCCTTCGCAAAGCCCGCACGATCTGCGGAGATAAAGAGTGACGTAGCGATAGCCTGGAGATGCTCTGGCGAAAGCGCCTTAACTTCCTTACCAACCCACTCAGCAGCCTTGATGGCTTCAGCCATAAGCTGTGCAGCTTGAAAGAGCGCACGCTTAGCGTCTGCTACGGTGATCGAGACAGGCGACGATGCCTGCACAGGCTTGCGTGGGCCTGCTGCGGCAACTGCACCGCCAGCGTCGTCGATGATTGCGCATTGGTCGGTGATCTTTAGCTCGTTCTCGCCACTGTGGGTCGAGTGTTTCACGCTGATACCCTGAAGCCCCTTCTTGCCAGCTTGGCTCTTGAGGGTCACCATCTGTCCCTTGAGGTCACCCATCTCGTCTGGCAACCAGAACGATGCTCGGCACTCGCCGGTGGAGTCCTGAAGGACGCAATTCTGTACCCGCCAAGGGCCAAACTTACCTTCGCCTGTTTTGGGCGGGAACGTCGCTTTGATCGTCACCCGCATTTCCCCGATGACGCTGCCATCGGCCAAGTTCTGAATGTCGCTAATTTGTGCTACTTTCATTTTTGTTGTGTTTCATCAGTGAACCATTCACCGAATGCCGAGCAAGCTACACGTTGCTTTTCTACGCGCAACTACTTTTTTGCACGAATTTCGTCGTCATCGTCATCATCCTCATCATCACACTCTTCTGCCCAGGAGTGCTCCAGCACACGTTCTTTGTGCATGAGGTTAATGTGCATGTCGCGGGCAAATCGGTTGCCCCAACCGGCCTCGTAGCGATTCGTGTTGTCATTATCGCGCTCATCTTGAGCCTGGACTAGGATCTCGCCGCACTCAAAGTACTCGCACAGAATGTCTTTGGCTCGTTGTATGATGGCTTGGCGCTCGCGTTCTTCAGGTGTCATAGTTGGTAGTGTGTCAGTAGAACCTTCCTGCCGTCACTTGTCACTTGGTAAAAGCGTTGAGCGGAAGCTTTGCGCTCACTGAGGATAGTGCGCACAGCGGTGCGGCCAATTCCAAGCCGGTCAGCAATCTGCGTAATCGTGTACCAGCCTGCTGGAGCGGGCCTTATGTTCAAGGTCTGCGCAAGTTCCGTAAGCCAGTCTTTCTCTACACCGGCAGCTTGAAGCTTCCGTCCTTTAGTTCTTTTGTCAGCCATACAATTGTCTCGTTGTCAGTATATTCACCCCACGCCCAACCTCTGCTCCAGGTCGTAGTTGCGATCCTATTCTCCGCGTAGCCAGCCATTTCTGGATCTCCAAGCCACCCAACAGAGTAGCCAGTGACACTTTTAATGCGCCGACCTTCAGCGATTTGTACGCGGTGGATGTGCCCCATGACAAGCTTGGTGTACTTGCCGTGACACATGCGCTCGGCGCTGTCTCTGAGTGCCTGCTCGCTGTGCAGATAGCCGTGCTGGAAGAGAGCGTCACCTAAGCCGACAAATCCAGTCTTAAGCTTGTAGTCGTACACCTTGCATTTAATCGACTTAGCCCGGTCGTGGATCTGGTGATAGACGCGAGTCGCTAGAGCCGAGATAATCGCTTTAGGGTGGCTCATTAGCGTGACAAGCCGAGCCTCATGGTTGCCAAGCAGGTAGTGTTGTGGACGAAGTGCAGAGATAAACGCTAGGCCATCATTGAGATCGGCCTCTGGGTCAACCGTAGCATCGTGACTGTCGTTGGTGATAGCGCCGGTGCGCAGACACGTCATATCGATGGCATCACCAAGATGCAGCGTCGTGTCCGGCTTCCATCGGTCACGAAAGCGGAGTACTTCCTTGAGTACAGCCTGATCGGCCATGAAGCCGTGGCTGCATGATACTGCAAGGAAGCGTTTCCACTTCCGTGTTATGTTCGCCATAGGCTATTTGCGCTTGGTAGCAGCGGCTTTCTTCGCAGCCTCACGTTGGACGCTGTACGCGATTGCGACGGCCTGCTTCTGTGGCTTACCAGCGCCGATCTCGCGCTTAAGGTTCTCGGTGAAAGCTTTTTCTGATGCGGATTTCTTTAGTGGCATAGTGTTATTTGGCCTGCTTAAGTTCTTGCTTAATTCTTGAGACAACTGCCTTGTTGGCTTTATCTTTAGCTTCTTGCTCGCTGCCGTACACTCCTACAAGTCTGCCACTGCCGTCAAACAGCTTGTGTGACGCATTATCTTTACTGACGATCTTCATGTTATTAACCGGGTCAGAAAGCACATAACCATTGCCAAGCGTCTCTTTGCTGCTTGCCTGCTGCATAAATGCCACCGGCATCTTCTTGCGCTCAATGTCGCTAACGGCCTGCTCTTGCACGGTAGACTGAATTGCCTGCGTGATGCGCTTAGACAAGGCAAACTCTTCAGGTGAGCCAGACGCAAGCTTTGGTAGCTTGAGTAGCAGTTTGCGAACTGCTGGCGTTTCGTAAGCGCGGCCTAATGTGTAAACTCCGGCATAAGTTGCAGCAGCACCAGTTAAGCCAACGGCTCCAGCCAAGCCTCCAGTTATGGTTGGAATTAACAGCCTCTGACCAGTGGCCGGGTCGATATTGAACTCGCCAGCTCGCGAAGTAAGTTTCAAGTAACGAGCAAGACCATCAATTGCATTCTTGTCTGCACCGCTAAAGAACACGCCAGTCTGCTGCTCTGCCTTTTGCAGGTTGGTTAAGAAACGTCTTGGGACAATCTGATTAGATTGAGCGTCAATCGAGTTGCTTGCGACGTTCTCAAGAATTGCAGCGCGAGCGTTTGCACGACCATCGACATCAAGGTTTTTGTAAAGCAATTGGACTTCACTTTTAGCCTTACTGAATAGCAATTTACCTGCAATTTCAGGATTTACTTGGCCTTTATTCAATGCTGCTCTCAGCGCACTATCCTGCAACTCTTTTGCCATTTCGTGCAAGTTCGAGTTGGCGGTTGCCCAAGCACCCCTATCGCGTCCACTTGCGTCAATAAAGTCACCAAGATCTTTTTTGATTGCGTCGTATACACGCTTTGTTGATTTGCCAGACAATCCCTTGACCGACGCCAAGCCGGGCTCTTCAAGCAAGTCGCCAACAAGCTTTAAGTTGTTGTCTACTTGAGATGCAATCTTACCCTGAAGCGAGTTCTTTAGACTTTCTAATCTTGCAGTAACTGGAGCAAGCAAGTCTTCATTTACGCCATTAAGGTACTTAATCTCATCGTCGATTACTTTGATTGCGCCTGTGGTTGGAACTGTAACGCCGGTGCTGTCCAAGTCTTGAAGGATGCCAGTAACAATGCCCTTATTTGCGGCAATCTCTGCTGCTCTTGTCTTGTTAAGATTAGCGGTTACATCTCGGATAGAGTCAGCACCAACATTTGCGCTGAACTGACCAAGCAGATCCTGAACAGCCTGCGTCCGTTCTTCAGCTTGCCTGACAAGCGCCTGCCTGCCGCCAACAGCTTCACGTAAATCCTGCGCCCGCTTACTGATTGGCCCACCTGGCTGAATAACATCAGATGTACGAACGAGTCTTCCGGCAGCTTCAGCTTCGGCTACAGCTTGAGCCGTTTCTGCGGCGGTCATACCTGCTACCGCCGGAGCTGTGCGTGCAGTTGGCCGTAGACCAGCCAACTTGGCTCCAGTTAACCCGCCAGTGATGCCACCAACTAACGACGCAGCAATCTGTCCCTTTGTGCCTGCTCCAAGCTCTTCTGCGCCGTACCGAGCAAGTTCAGCCGTAGCTCCACCAGCCGTAGCGGATGCAAGCTGTTGCAGCGGCTTCTCCGCAAGCACAGCGCCAATCCTCTTTGCGGTTGCAGATGCAGCACCCTTAAGCACGTTACCCAGTCCGATGCCAGCCGCAGTAGACGCAACCGAACTGCCGACGGATTCTGCAACTCGACCAGCTTCGGTGCTAGTAGGATCAATGCCAAGCTGAGTAAAGAGTTCGCCAAAGAGTTCCGTGGGCGTCTTAAGGTTAGTGCCCATGAAGTGGTTTAGGCCAAGCACCAGTGGATCACCAATAAGTTGTCCTGCTGCTACTGCTGTAGCGCCCATTGCCGCTCCACCAGGAATAGGACTAACCAACCCAGCAGCAGCACCCATAGCGACTGGCCCCATCCCGCGAGCAAATCCACGGACAACGTCGCCGGTCGTGCTGACAGGCTCTTGTGCTGCTTCAGGCTGAGACTGCATTTGACGTATGGCATCAGCAAGAGCTTTAGCGTCCTGCGTATTACCAGCAGCGTCAGCCTTTACCAGCGCATCACTAAGCTCTTGGATTGTAGCCATTATTTGTATTTCTCTAAGAGAGATTGAACACTTGGAGCAGCCATTTGTTTTGTTGACTGTTTTCCATTAAGTTCTGATTCAATATCAGACTTAAACAATGGAAGTTCTTTAACTCCAGTTTTACTAAACCACTCAGGTGAAGTTCTGTTTTGAAATTCTTCTACAACGCTATTTCTTGCAGATGCAATTACGTTGTATTTTTCCTTTACCTTTTGAATAAACGCTTCTGGATCTGCTGTCTTTTTAAACTGACTTGAATTTAGCCATTGAAAATATGTTCCGCTTGAAAGTGGATCTTTTCCAATTGATGTAGCATATTCTGCGTAGCCATTAACAAGCTCTGGTGCAAGCTTCATAAATTCTTGCATCTGAACTGCGTCAGATCCACCAGAAGCGGCAGACTGAATCATCTTTGGAAGAATTGTTTGCAGTGAATTAACAAGGCGAACTTTATTTTTAGGATCGTCTTTTCGTATTTTTTCTGCCTGCAATATGTCTTCGCGAATTGTTTTAACAAAGTCGCGTTCTTTTCTTAAGGATGGCAATTCAGCCCATACCGATTTAGCGGCATTGCTTTCATCAAAAGACTTAAGTTGTTCTGGATCAACAAGAGCTTCAAGTTTTCCTTTAAAGCTAGATTTTATAGCTTCCGTATAATCAGGATTACGTTGAATCAGTGAATCCATCAATTTATTTGTAGCCAGCACTTTTGCTCGCAACTCTTGCCTGCGAAGCTCATGTTCTCGTTCTGGGTACAATGGCTGTTCTACTTGAGTCGTAGGTTCAGTTTGAGGCGCTGCGGGTGCTGCTTGTACAGCTTGTGGCTCACCAAAGTCTGCTCCAGAACCACTGTAGTTTGTGTCCATTGGAGCGTTTGGCAAGTTGTACTTTGCAAGCTCTTCCGGCGTCAACTGCACGACTCGACGAGGAGATGCCTGTGCATACATAGCCTCCTGTTGAGGCGTCAACGGATAACCCATTCTGGTATCCATAGACTGCGGCTGGTTTGCCATATAGTAATCAGCAAAAGCAGTAAAGTTGTTTGAAGTGTAAGGAAATGTCGGCATATTAAAATCCCATATTGCCAATGTCTAGCCCGCCAGAAACTGGCGCAACTCTAGGTGGCACTGATTCCACTTTTGGCGCTCCTCCCCAAATTGATTCAATTGCAGTATCTATTCCACTAAGGTCAAGCGGAGGCTTTTGAGCTGCAAGAGCTTTTTGTGTTGCAAATTGACGCTCTAAATTAGACTGCTGCGCCTTAAATAGCGTGGGCACATAGTCTTGAAAGAAAGCATGCCGCTCAGTGCTGCTCATCTTGCTAGTCACATCACCTAACTGCTTGGCTTGATCTTGGTTTAAGCCAAACATCTCTGGGTTAAGCTCAAGCATCTTCTTGGCGGCATTGGACTTCTTGTCCAGCTCGCTAGACTGAGCGTAGTACTGACTTATCGAGCTTGGGTTCATTGTGTTCATCAACCCAGCATCTTGCGTAAATCCAGTTGCTCTACCTAGCCTTCCAAAAAAGCCACCACCTTCTGCTGGCGCACCGTATGCATTTGCTGCTAAATTTCGGATTTCTCCAAACGCCTTTACTGCATTGTCAACCTTTGCATTTTGACGAGCAATATAAGCGTCTCCAACTTGACTTGATATTTGTTCGTAATTTGGAGACATAATGTCTCCATATCCGCCTTTTCCTTCAAACGGTGAGATAGGTTGCGCCATAATTAAAAAATGCTTCCAAGTGGTTCTCCAATAGTTTTGCCAAATAATGCAGTTCCTATAGCTGGCCCCCAGCCCTTACTTTTTGTATTGTCAGCCTTCCACTTAGCCATGGTATACTGATTAAGAGCCTTTAGGTTCTGTGAGCCAATCTGCGCGCTTAAAGCAGACTCAGGGTTGAAGTACTGTGGCCCAGCCAACTGCTGCTGTGCAAATGTCTGCTGCGTAGCGCCGCCAAGCAAGCCAGCAAAGTCAGGTGTGGCTTGGAACGAAGCCATCGCGGGAGCTGCTTGTTGCTGCAAGAAACCAGCAGTCTGTGCTGCAAATCCTTGCCGCTCACGTTCGCGGCCAGTACGGGCAGCGTAGCGGTTCATCACTTCTGCTAGATTAGACTGATTGCCAAGAAGCGTATTGCGAGCCGCATACCCTGCACGAGTCTGCTGGTCAATCATACGCTGCTCTTCAGGTGAGATGTCGCCACCAAGAGCCTGCTGCTGCTCTGCATACTTGCGCAGCCCGCCAAGCAAGTCCTTTGCTCCACCGGCAGCTTGGTACGCCTCAACAAAGCCTGCGCCACGTTCTTGCAGGGCCTGTTGCTGGTTCTGTTGTCTTGCTCTGGCGTAGTCGGCTTCAAGGGCAGTGTAGCCAGGCAGCAAGCCCTGTGTACGCGCAAGATCAGCCTGCGCAATCTGTGTGGCTACTTGCGACTCAAGCTCTGCGTATTTAGGAATGTACTCTTGGCTAAGAGCAAACAACTCAGGAGCAATTAGCCTCTGTGCTGCAAGCGTTTCTTGAAGCTGTTCGGCGTAACTTTTAGTTACGGGTGCTGGAGGTGCTGGTGCCTTTTTCTTTGCCATACAAAAATCTTTTAGTTAGTCTTGCGTCCCATTCAATGAGCTTGCCTCTACGGAAGGCATACGCTTTCGCCATCTTACGATCAGTTCTAATAATTTCTCGTAGCAATTCCCTGCCAGCTTTTTTGCTGTCAGCATAAAGAACATCCATCCTGTATATATCGCTTTCAGGCTGCTCCCACTCAAAGTCATCTTCTTTGTCAATGATGGGATGAATGACAGCAAATGCTCCGTCAACAATAAACAGATTTCCGTGAAGCTGGTGAAATGAAAGGTATTCGCGCAGCACATCTGTGTCTGTAGTCTGAAACAGTGTTGGATGTTTGTGTGCGACATGGTTTGCAAGTTTAAGAAAGTCTTCCCATTTCTCTAGCGTCATTATGTCTTAACGATGAACCTGAGGGCTACGTTGGTTGGACGGGTTTCGCTGCCTCCTACTGAACTTGTAAAATCGCTGCTGCCTCCTGTGACATTTGCTCCTTGAATATAAGGGGCACCTCCATTTGGGCTTCCTCCTCGCGTGTTAGGAATTACATGCGCATGACTTCGAATCAAGTCGCCCTGAAGTGACCTAAGTTGCCTACCTGGATCTATGCTGCCTTGACTGTCCCAACCACGGACAAACTGACCACGCAGGTCTGGAAGGTTAGATCCGTAAATGGGAATAAGCGAAGCTGGAGATGCTTGCCCGTTCATTTCTAGCCAGCCAGATGGAATAGATGCTCCACCCCACATGACGACAGCCCCAACAAGTGTTGATCCAGCAGCGGCAGCATCAACGTACTGTTTAGTCGCCGCGCCAAGTGCTACAGTTGGATTTGCATTTAGCGTCAATGGGCCAGTCATTGAACCGCCAGACTTAGAAAGAAAAACAGCAGAAAACAAATCACGAATACTGCTCAGCGCATACTTAAACAAGTAATTAGTGCGTTCTACTATAACATAATCGCTAATTTGAGCGACATCTTCAATTTGAGCAGAAATAGCACCTGGCAACAATACAGCGTTATCAACATGGTTATTTAGGTTTTCAGCAGTCACCTGCGATTGTCCAGGAGTGCCGTAATTGACGTATGTCGTGCCTTTTTGTATTTGTAGTCCTGGCATAAAGTTATTCCTGAGAAATCATTGGTCTGTTAGCTGCTATAGCATAAACAGCAGCACTCTTCAAGGAAGGTCTTCCTACAATAAAATTAATTGTGCAGTCGATAGAAGCACCCCTTGCTGCAATCCTAGGCCTAAGAGTGCCGTCTGTAGTGCCCCCAAAGGAGTACTCAAGCACCGTCTCCAGCACATCTGGATCGTGTGTATTGGTGTCAATTCGCACAAAATCTGTTTGTACGTTGTTAAACTGAAACTCGCCGCGACTGTATCGCTTCTCCGCAGTTCCTCCAAACGTATACTCTCTTGTCCGAACAGATGCCGGTATATGCACAAAGTTTTGCGTGCTTGGCATTAAGGTTGATTCCGTAATTTGAGTCGAAGCAGGAAATAGATTGAATGGCAAAACCGGCAGAGCATCGGAATAGTTAAACTCATCACCCTGCACCTGCTCCTCAGACAAGAACACGCCGCCAAACTGTGTGGCTCCCGCAAAGTTGGTAATTATCATCAACCGCCGCTGATTGATATACGCAGACAAGATCAAGTTATCTGCGAACAACCCAGCAGGATAATAGTCAATTGACTCCCATGCTTGGTTAAGCGTGTTGTAGATTAGGATCTTGTCGTTCCTAGTAGCCGAGCCAGTCGGCATGGCAATGTAGAAGCGGTTGTTATAGTAAGTTGCCACTGAGTTTTGAACAGTGTCAAAGTTAACAGTCTCAAAAAAGTCTGCAATTGGCTCGCTCAGTGGCAGTGTGTTGCCAAGCAGCTTTAGATCAAGCTGTGGCGTCAGCATGTGTACACCATTGGCAGATAGGAAAAACACAAACTGTCCAGCAGACACGATAGACCGTCTAGCAAGGCAACCAATTTCAGTCGTCACTACTGTCGTGGCGCTATTAGCCCCAGGAGGCGAATCTACCGCAAAGTTGTCCGTCTCGACATAAACAATATAAATGCTGTTGGTCATAAAGACCAAGAACTGGTCTTGTACCCATGGCAGCACACCTACAATCGAGTCATTCCCGCCAGTATTGATGACGAAGTTATTCAGCGTCGTATCGCACTGTTCACTTAAGATGTCGCCTACCAGCATCTGATAGTCGCCGTACTTAAGGATAAGCCGGTTCTGAAAGTACAGTCCAAAATCAGCGCATGGCACAGACTGCGTGATACCTGTTACTGTAGTCCCGTCTATAGTGAACTTCTGCTGCGCAAACGTAACTGACGTTAAGCCATCCTGCCAAACAAGTGGCGCTAATCCACGGCGAGCCGTCCAGCCTGTTTGTGCAGTCCGAGTTGTGTAAGTTACTCCCGTGGTATTCTTATATTGAAACGTAAACGTGGTTGGGCTAGTCACCGTAATGACATAGCTGCCGGTAACGGCTTGTCCTGGCACGTCAGCGCCATCTGTGCGTCCAATTGTGACCTCGTCACCGTTAGAGTAGCCATGTGGCAGGGTCGTCGTAATTGTGATTGTGCCAGTAGCGCCATTAAGAATGTCACTGTTTGATTCAGTGGCAGTAAATGTCGTCTTGTCGTACTTGCCGCGAAAGATGTACACCTTATTAAGCGCCGTTACTACGTCGCAGATGCCGCCTATATCAATTGTTCTTCCTGTTGGAAATAAATATGGCCCATCTAATTCTTCAGGATCTTGCCCTTGAGCAGGCTTGTACAGATACATCCTGTCTGTAAAAACCAGTACAATATTGTCGTGGCCATTAGCGTCAACGTACAAACCAGAACCAACCATCGTCAGCTCAATAAGGTCATATTCTGTAAGCCGCTTAGTTCCCTTTCTTGGCTGGGCAATACCACGCTGCAAACGAGCGTTAAAGCTAGACTGCAAGATGCTAGGCTTCAGGTTTGCAGGGTCAAGACGACTCGCAAACCCGGTGAACATGTCATCACCTTCAGCCTGAATTTCTTGTGCCATTGTTAGTTAGGTGCAACCGTCTTTCTTACCGCAAAAACTGTAGGAAGCATGTAGCTTTCATTCTCAGGCTCTTCTTCTTTTTTGTCTCCAGCCAGCTTGCTCATCTTATCGACAAGCCGCTGTAAATCGTCGCGAATCTCAATCATGCGCTCTTTATGCATGTCTTCTACGCTGTCGTCCTCTTCTTCCTCCATGTCCTCCTCCTCACCATACCCACACTCTGAGCAGCAGCCATTAGATTCCATTGGAGACTCACACTCTGGGCAAGAACGCGCCTTTCCGTTTAAACTGCCACTGAAGATATCAAACATTGACTTGGGCATAAGATTAAGCGATTAAGGATTTCTTGGCTTCCCGGCGAGCGCACAGCTCACTAAGAGTGTAAGGAGTATTGTACTCAAAATGAGGCGCATCATAAAGCGATTTAAAGTTGCCACCCCAACGTAGCTTATGCTTTGCAGCTAGTGTCGAGGCTTGTTTGTGCATCATATCAGCAATCTTCTTGTCCGCAGGCGTGCCATCGTCCATGTACGCCTTACCCTTAAAAACGCCACAGTCAATAGCCAGTCCAAAGTTATGCATACTGGATCCAGCCTTGGCGTTAGTCACCTTTGGCCCTGGTGCAGTGCGTCCCTTAGCGTACAGCGCCTCTTGCTGCTCCCAAGAGCGAGTGCCACAGATAATCTTGTAGTCTAAGCCTTCCTTGGCAACCAACTCCTTTGCCTCGATCAAAAAGTCGGCAAAAGCGTCCCGTACTTCAGGAAGTAAAGTGTCTAGGTATTTAGCCGAGCGTTCGTCAATCATTTGTGCAGCAGTTTATAGATCTTCGCCAAAGTGTATACAATCGCAGCAATGCCGCCAACAATGCGGACCGTCTGTTCAATCTCGGACAGAGACAGAGCGATAGCAGCAAAGTTGACTCCCAAGACGGAGCCAATCTCCTTAAGGTCTTCGAACATTTCGCTTGGGCTTTCCATTGGTCTTAGGGGCTGATGGTTTAGCTGCGGGTTTAACTGGCTCTGAGATTGAACTAAACCAAGATAGCCACACATAGTTACAGGCTACTCCAATGTTAAGGATGAACTCAGTAACAGGCGGTTCTTGGTGTGCAAAGATGTTAGCTACGCTGCCACAGATCGTCACTGTAGTTGCAAGCTTGCAAAGATAAGAAGCGTACTTGTGCCTGTAAATAGCACTATCCTCGTGGCCAAATACCTTTAGCCACAAGTGAATTGCTGAAATAGCCAGGACACTATTTGCGCAGGCGTTTAGTAGGACTATTGGGCTTAACGTCATGACTGGATAAAAGCTTCTCTGAAAGGTTCTCTACGGCCCTAAGTCCGCAAAAGCCCAATAAAAACCCGGCTGCGTAGCCGTACTGAGGTTCACCATCAAGATGCGCAACCTTAAGCAGAAGCGGAGTAACGTAGTTTGCTGACGCTGCTCCACCCACAAGAGACGCGATTGTGCGGCCAAGATTCTGACCGGCCTGCTTGGAAGACATTAGGATTGCTCCAAACAAACCAGCAATAGCAAGGCCAATATCAATGCCAGCATCTTTAAGGTTGATCATCTGTGTTGTGCCTGTTTAGCGACAGAAACTGCATTCAGCAAGTCCAACTCAAGTTGTTGATATCGAGCATCTGAATGCCATTTCTGCGCCACCTCGGCAGTATACGTCTGCCCAGCCTGAAGCTCAAGGATTTCCTTGTTGGGTGGATATAAGTATCTTGCTGGAACGTGTGAACTGGTGGCGCAACCTGTCAGCAAGAGCATCGCGGCCATTAGCCCTAGCTTCGAGGATCTGAGTTTCGACATCATCGCAGTATTTGGCTATGTCACGCTCAAGTTCCCAAGAAGCTCGTTTAGCCTTGATCTCCAGCCACAGGCGCAGAATTTGCAGCAGCGTTTGAACCATTGGATTCCTTTCGCACTACGTTAATCATGCCAATAAGCGCCAGCCCGGTTGTCAGGATGGCTTCCTGCATCTCGGGGTGCAGCTTGAGGCCAACTGCTGTGAGTAGCGCAAACAAACCGCGCCATGTGGATGGCTCTTTGAGCCGTTCTAGTAGGTACTTCATAAAATTAGCACTTCCAGCGTTTGAGACTTGCCTTGGCTCGTTCTGCCGGGCCTTTAGCGTTGCGAACTACTCCAGCCATTCTAGCGCAGAAGCTTTTCTTGCGTCCAGCGTCAGCTTTAGTCTTGGGACTAGGTGCAGGAGCCTTGAGGTTGCTGCCTGTGGCTCGATTGTACTTAGCTCGACCTTTGGCTGTCAGACCTGCGCCCTTAGATGCAGGCAACTTCTCCCCTCGGCCAACGGATAGTGATACAGATTTCTTCGGCATAAGGTTAAGACATTGCAACCCAAGACAAAGACTCTTCACTCCACTTGTGCGGCCCGCCGTCTGTTGGGTAAGGCACAGGAGGTTGCCACTGACATGTTTCTTCGTCTAGCACCCAAGATGGGTACGGCTGTGGCGCATAGAAGGCATCACGAACACTGTCGTAGATATAACCCGCGCCAGCGTAGTTCTTGCGCAATGGTCGCCCTTCTGGGTGCTGCCCAGCGCGTGTGTTATAGCTAGTCTGTACCCATTGACCAGAAATGGAATCAATGAAGTCTTGTTCCGCAACGATAACTCGTTGCACTACGCCGTCGATGATTTCAGCAAAGTGTGCCATAGGTTAAGAAGTAAATATCAGTCTGCCGGAAGATGTAAATGCGTGATATGTAAATCCGCCATCTTGAGTGATTGTGCCGCCGGTTGCGCGTGGAGTGCCTGCGTAACGGACTTTTATAATGCCTGAACCGCCGGGTTGAGCAGTTCCGGCGTTATTGCCGCTGGAGTTGGTAAAGCCACCTCCTCCGCCTCCACCTGTATTTGCTGCTCCAGCTTCAGCAACTACAGCCGGAGTCACTTCAGTATTTGAACTTCTTCCACCGCCGCCAGCTCCAGGTGCTCCAGAGAGCACGCCTTCTGGCGCGCTAAGGTTTCTCCATCCACCTGCTCCACCACCTCGCGTTATTCCATCTAGCCAAGTCAATCCATCTCCACCTTTTGCTGTAAATTCAGCCCAATCTCCAGCCGCTCCTGCTCCACCGCCACCGCCCATACCCCAAACAAATCCGCGAGATGGCCTAGCGCCTCTACCGCTATTTCCTTGACCATCAGTCCCTAAGTTTTCTGAAGTATCTTGTCCACCTCTTCCAGATCCTGGAAGTACAGTATTTGTTGAAATTAATACAGGATTTATTCTCCAGACAAATGCTCCACCACCTAATGCATTTATAAATACAGACGATTGCAATGCACTAGTGCCTCCACAAAAACCACTTGTTCCTGCTGCTCCTCCGGCACCAATATACATTGTGTATACAGAATTAGTTGTAGACAACAATTGGCCAGATTTATATCCACCAGCTCCTCCGCATGTACAACTGCCAGTAGCACCTCCACCTCCCCCACCTCCAACTATAAGGTAGTCCAAATCATATGGCGCTACTGGCGTAGGTGGGGTTGGAGGTCTTAATGTTAATGGTGTAATCATATCGCGCAATCTCCAGCAATTACCCAAGTATTTGTATTAATTTTAATTAACGAAATTAATGCATATGGGCCAGCCGTTTTAAGTCCATTTTTATTGTTTAACGTAACTCCTACTGCGCCAGCAATTGTTGTTTGCGACATTCCAATTTGCAGAACAAGGATTTGTGTTCCTATTGGAAACGCTGCGGTAGAATTAAGTGGAATTGTTACTGTTGTATCAAAATCTGCGTTTACAACAATCATCTTTCCCGCGTCAGTAACAGGACTAGCTACAAGCGTGTAGCTTGTAAACTGATTGTTAATGGGCACCATCGCCGTAGCAATCGGATTCCGCGTCAACCCGGCAGCAGGCGTTGAACTGGTAACATACATCTGCTGGTTGTCCCATTCGACAGCGCCAAGTGTAGCGGTAGTCAATAGCGACTGACTAGCTGTGCTAGAGAAGCTAAATGGATTAACCGTTGTTGTGTTTGCAGCAAATGTCTGACGCGCAGAAAATGGAGTTGTTGCACTTAAAAGAGCAAATGTAGCTCTTTGAGAAATCGCATTAGATAACAATGGATCAACACCAACAAGATATGAAGCATTTCCAGAAATGCTTCCTGAAATTGAAAACGTAAACCCGTAATTACTTGTTCCACCTTGAATGCCAACTTGTCTTGGCCCAGACAACGTCCCTGTAAACCAAGAAGGACGAGTAAATACCGCTGAAACTCCAGTTGCTCCAAGCGTAGTTACAATCCATGGCCCATTTTGCGCCGTTGGTGTTGTTGCCCCAGCAGCCCCTTGCGCTGAAAGATAAATAACATCATTAAGCTGCAATGTTCTTCCGTCATAAGCTGGAAGTGTTCCAGCAGTAACTGTAAATGTAGTTGTGGTTGTGTTTTGAACCGTAACATTGCTTGTAGCAGATCCAGCAGCAGTTGCTCCAGTTGCCAAAATAACTTGCGTAGGACTAACAACGGTTCTAATCGCAATAGTGTTTAGTCCAGCAATATTAAGAACCATCCCAGGAACCAACGTAAACGAAGGTGTGGCAGAGAAGTTAATTGTAGTTGCTGCGTTTGCCCATGCGCTTACATTAACTGTTCCCGCACTTGCTGGAACGACTTGCGTGTTGTGACGAACAACTGCAAACTGCATTCCTTCGCCAGAGCCGCCGCCTCCACCGCCAGAAATAGCCGCTGTTGTAAGTGCGCTAACTCTTCCGTAAGCATCTAGAGTAATAACTGGAACAGCGGCGCTTGATCCTGCTGTGATTACTCCCGGTCCAGTAGTTGACAGTGCAATAGTTCCACTAGCCGTGATCGTGCCGCCAGTCAATCCGTCGCCCGCAGTTACGCTGCTTACTGTTCCTGTTCCAGATGTTGCGGCCGGAGCCCACTCAGTGCCGTTGTAAACCAACGCTTGTCCGCTTACTGGAGCTGTGGCTGAAACTGCATTTCCTCGAATCTTTGCAACTGTCGGGCCTGGGTAATTGCCAGACAAATCGCCAGAAGCCGCCGCTGTGGCTGACAAAGCTCCAAGGTTTGTTAGTGCCGCAGCCGCTGTACTTGAGCCCGTTCCGCCATTACTAATAGCGATGATTGCGCTTGTTGCCACAGCGCCAATAGAACTTGGTGTAATCGCAGCAATTTGAGCAGAGGCCAGAGATTGAACTTGGGCGCTATTTTGAAATGCAGCCAATTGTGATGTGGTCGCAATTCCAACAATTTGCGCTGTGGTTGCGTATCCTCCCAATTGGGCCGTTGTTGCCAAGCCTGCCAATGACGTAGACGTAATCCCGCCAAGATTTGTTAGCGCAGCCGCAGCCGTACTGGCTCCTGTTCCACCACCAGTAATATCAAGTGTTCCGGTAAGGTTAAACGTGCCATTGCTAGTAATTGCGTTGGGTGGCGTAAATGACAGCCCAGACACTTGGCTCGACATTGCGATGCTTGTCACTGTGCCAGCGCCAAGCTGCGACAAGGAAGCCGTCTGAAGCGCACTGATGCGCCCATAAGCATCCACGCTAATGACTGGCACCGCTGCGCTGGAGCCTACGTTCGTCAACACACCCGGCCCAGCAGTCTCAAGCGCAATCGTGCCAGATGCCGTGATCGTGCCGCCTGTGAGGCCCGTGCCAGCCGTAATAGACGTTATTGTTCCAGATCCACCAACTGCAATCGCTTGCGTTGTAATTGCGGTGATTTGACCGTAGATGTTAGCCGAGATTACAGGCACTGAAGCTGATGAGCCCGCGCCTGATATGGCTTCGATGCCTGTAGTTTGCAGTGCGATGGTGCGATTTTCAGATAAATTACCGCCGCCAGTCAGGCCTCCGCCAGCAGACACACTGACTTGTGACATCTGAAGTTTGCTTAGCGCAATAGCTGCATTAGAGGCGATGTCGGAGTCTATAATTTGCGACGCTGGGTTTACTGGCACTCCATTAATTACCTTTATTACACCAGTGCCGCCAACTGATGGAATCGTCGTGTGAACATGCGAAGGAGTGCTTGCTCCAAAGTCAACGGTAACCGTGTGATTAGAGGCAGACGCTTGCGCTTCAATGACAATATACAAACGATCAGTTAGAGTAATGTCTCTTTGCGCAATAACCAGCGAAATAGCCGTCTGTACGCTTGTTCCGTTGTTGCTAACAATTGCACTTCCAGACGTCGCAATAGCTGTAGATTCTATGCCGTTCCATATATTTACGATTGCGCGCAGTGTGGTGGGTGCATTTGTATTTGCAGTTCCGCGACACCAGACGTTGAAATCAAACAATCCTGCGGGCAAAAACTCAAGATTTGGATCCAGCGGATCCGAAACAAACCCTGCAATCTGAGTCCACACTCCAGATACTAGCGTGTCGCTTGTAACACTTGTCTGCGAAATTTCAGCAGTGCGACCAAGTTCTTTTGAGCCAATAGGAGCCGGGTCGGTTGGAAGCACGCCTTGATTAAAGTAAAACAGCACCCCGCCGCCGCCAGATCCTCCAGATGCGGGAGCTGAAGCTACCCAAGCTGACCCGTTCCACGTCAACACTTGTCCGTTGGTCGGAGTTGTAGCTGCCACAGATTGCCCTTGAATCTTGGCTACTGTTGGGTTGGGATACGTTCCAGATAAATCTCCGCCCGCTGCTGCCGTAGCAGATAGTGCTCCAATGGCTGTTAGCGCAGCCGCAGCAGTTGTAGCCCCTGTTCCTCCTTTGCTGATAGCCAAAGGTGCTTCAGAGGTCAAAGCAGGCTGAAGCGTGCTAATCTGCGTTGTCGTGGCATATCCGCCAAGCTGAGTTGTAGTTGCAAATCCACTAAGCTGGCTTGTCGTAGCAATGCCAGAAATCTGCGCGGTGGTTGCGTATCCGCCAAGCTGAGTGGTTGTAGCAAGCCCCGCAATTTGGGCTGTGGTAAGCGCGTTCTGGTTGTAGTTAGAAACTGAAACAACAATTGAATCAGTTCCAACTGCAATTAATCCATTTAAAACTTTTCCAACATTAAGAATTTGCCCAAAACGAGTTATGCCTTCACCTATATTAATCGAAATTCCTTGTTTGACACTTGACCCACTAAACCAAGCCGGTCTGGTCAATACAGCACCAGACACACCACCAACATTCATTGTGGTTACAAGCCAAGGCCCATTTTGAGTTGGGTCTGCTTGAGAAGTAAAAACAATAAGATCGTTTAACGCAATGTTTCTTCCATCGCATTGCGGGTTCCCAAAAGTTTCGTAAGTAAAAGTATTTGGCGTTACTCCAATATTAGAAGTCCCTGGATGGTGAGTGGTGGATGCAAGTCTTGCTTGAAAATGCCCAGTTGCACTTGACTGGATGGACCCGTCGTAAAACGCCACTCCCTTGTTGTCCACCGAAAGCGCAGCGCCAGTGCCAGTCTGCGTGATCGCAACCGCAGCCGCAGTAGAGTTGGCTGCAAACGTAGCAGCACGGCCTGTGCCGCTTTGATTAACTGTAAATGCCGTGCTAGTGCCTCCAACACCAAGCGTTTGTGGTTGATTAAATGTATTGGACTGAGTAAGCCCAGCAACTCCAACATTAACTCCACTGCTTGGCGAAAACGTAAGTTTACTTTGATTGCTTACCCACACATCACCAACCGAAACTGACGCTGGAGTTGCAGCTCCAATAAATCCGCCAATGTTTGCTTTAGCCTGATCTGTGGTAGCCGCCATGATAAGGCGACCGTCCATCGTGGTTCCAGCTTTTGGCACATACGCAGCCAACTGAGTTGTAGTAGCAAGTCCAGACAACTGAGTGGTTGTTGCTAATCCAGCTACAACTAAGCTTTTAGTCGCAGTCTTTGTGTCTCCTCCCTGGTTTAGAACAACAATGTCGGCATTATTAACGACACTTGCTACTGGAAGTTGAGAGATTTTGATGTCTGGCATAACTTTATGTGTGCTGCAAAAATAAACTTACCAACGTGTTGCTAGGAAGTAAACGTAATTGTTCCAGAAGTATTAAATGTGTGGACCGTAAACGAGCCAACGGTAGCTGTGGTTCCTCCAGTGATTGCTGCACGCGATGCGCCTGTATACCAAATCTTTACGACTCCAGATCCGCCATTTCCGCCTTGACCGTCAAAATCATTTACGCCTCCAACCCCGCCTCCGCCTCCGCCTTTATTTGGTGCTCCATCTACTCCATTTGGACTTGCCGCAGTTCCGCCAGCTCCACCGCCTCCTGCTCCGCCTGCGCTTGCTGTTGCTGCGCTAGATCCTCCACCCCCTCCCCCAGCTATAGTTTCCGCTACTCCCCCTGGAGAAATTGCTGCTCCTGCGCCGCCTGCTCCAGCAGCTGTTGATGTTGCATTTGCTCCAACCGCTCCATACCCACCACCGCCGCCGCCAAATTTATTTGCAAATCCAGAACCACCATTTTTCCCTTGGGCTGGAGTTAATGCAGGAACATTTCCAAGGCCACCAGGAAACCCAACTGTCCCAGAAGCATTTGTTGCTCCACCCCCGCCGCTTGCGCCTGATGTGTCATAGTCTGTAGAAATTTCTGCATAATACCCAGGACATCCTTTACCACCGCCGCTTGCTTGATAATCAAAAAATGAAGAATGTTCACCAGGGTTAGACCTAATAAAATCTGATGGCCCTCCAGCACCAACAGTTACAATTAAGTTTGCATTAACAAGAACTGAAAATGATGATGCTGTAACAACGCCACCAGCGCCTCCACCACCTCCCCATTTTAGGCTTCCCCCAGAACCGCCGCCGCCAACTATTGCCGCATTTATCGGAGCAGATTTTCTACTGGAAAATGCAAACGATTTTGAAAACATTAGTATATAAAGTTTTGAACTGCACTTCCATACCACTTAGCCCCATCAGAAACAAACGAAAGTATATCCATTCTTCCAGCGGTGGCGGTTATAATTGGTGCAGTAGCGTTAGGCCAAGCAACAATTCCACCGGATGCTGGAACAAATGTAGCTGTCCCATTCCCTGTTACGGCTGCTTGTTTAAGGTACAAAACAAAAGACTTTCCAGCAGCAAGAGGAGGCATTGTAAACATGCAAGGCGTTGAAGCTGTAAGAGTGGCTGTTAAAACTGTGCCTGCTGTAATTGCTAACGTATGGGTTGTGCCAACCGTTCCAATTACCACTGTTCCTTCTGTGTATCCATTAATAGTAGGAATTGCAATTGCCGGAGAAGACGTAAGCACTACAGATCCAGTGCCGGTTATTGCACTAAGCTGCGCAGATGTGATGCCGGAAGCAACTTGAGCAGCGGAAATTCCAGAAATTTGCGCAGATGTGATACCTGTTGAAATTTGCGTGGGTGAAATCGCAATTGCTTGTGATGTTGCTCCAGTAATTCTGCCTTTGTTGTCTACAGAAAACACTCCAATATTAGCGGCACTGCCATACGTCAACGCAACAACGCCAGTAGTTGTTAATACTGGATTTGGATATGATTCAATTAAATCTCCGCCAGCAGCTCCAGTTGGAATGCGAGAATTACTTAATCTAGCATCATTTCCTTGACATACAGTTCCTGCCGCTTCTCCAAATGCTGGGCGAATTAAAATGGTAGCGGCTTTTTTTGTAACACCATCTTGAACAATTGGAACAAGATCCGCATCATTAACAGATACAGCCGGTGGAAGGTTAGAAATTTTAATGCTCATGGCTTATCCAATGTTTATACGATCACTAGCTTCAGTATTAAGAATGCTACCAGCTTCTGTCAATATTCTATCTGTTAAAGGAGCGTCAACTGCAGTTTTTTTGTATAAAAATGTGTTTGCGTTTCCTCTGACTTGAACTCGCGCAAAGTTCTTATTAAATTCCAATGCTACGTTTGCATTCCGCTTTCTAAGAAATCTAGTAATCATCTTAGTAAGTGTATACCATGTTTAGCCGTTGATTTTGCCCTTGTTGACGAATCAGCACATCAATTTGCTGTTGAATTGCTCCTTCAGCCAACTGCTCAAAAACAACAGCTTCTTCAGCGCGACCTTCAGATTTTAAAAAGTCAGAAGACACAGAGTTTGCCAAGTAGTCTCGAAATCTTGCTGGTATTTCAAGAATCTGCCAGCTTTCAGATATCTGATTTGCTGGAGTTACCCCAGCAATAATACCTGTGTTTGCAAAGAAAAAATCTCCTCTGCTTGGTTTTGACTTGTCAAGTATGTTATAGCTTCCGCTATTTTGGCCGATGTCAAAATAAACTTGTGCTCCTGTTGAGTAGACTGTTGTTGCATCGTACTTCACACCAAACATGCGCGGCGGCGTTAAGCGATATTGAACAAACTGTTGCGACGTATTAAATGTCCGCAAATAACTTACGTCATCATTAAACGTCTCAGGCGTTTGATCAGCAAAGTCTTCCGCAATAAATGGCAGGGGTATAGCTCTAGTTGTCTGCCGTGGATCGTTTGTGTAGATTGCCAGCCCTTGCAGTGAGCCCTGTGGAATCTGAATTAACAACTGCTGATTGTCCATAAACAGCACTTTAGTCGTAAGCGGCGAGTTTGGCCCAGCATACGCAAAGTAGTTTGTGCTGGTAAAGTCAACTTCAATAAAAATGCTTGTGATATATTCCCCTATGTCATCAGTAGCCGTTGCGTAGGTAAACTGATACTGGTTTTCAGCAATAGATGTTAGTTCCCCGCCGTCTACTGAACCGTAAAAGGGATTAAGAAACTTAACGTAAGACTCTTCAATGGTTCCAGTCTTATACCTGTCGTTTGCAAAGTCTTGCAAGTATACGCGCTTGAAGCTTGTGTCAAAGTTAATTCTAGTTGCAGTAAGCTGGCTTTCAGCAGACAATTCTTCGTCATCCTCTGCGGCGAGCGCAACGTTTGTTTCAGTAGAAATTGCTTGTATTTCAGGCTCAATCGACGATACCGGCATTCCAGGCCAAGTGTACATGTACCTTTGAACGTCTGGCCACTCCTCACGATCCCACACAACCGACAACCGGCGACTCGTAAAGTCGCGTATTGCGCCGAAAGCCTTATCGTTTAGCGTAGCGCGATCCAAACCAACAAGTTGGCAGACAGAAGCAAGAATGTCGCTAAACGGAACGGTCTTCATTGATAAACGGTACGGGAACGAACATTGGTTGGTGTCCAGCCAACGTGGATTTCTTTAGTTCCTCCACTATTAACTCGACACTCTGGATTGTCACGCAAAAACTCATCCATGAACGCTTTATCGTTCCAGCACTCGTATCCGAGCTTTTGTCCCCAGAAGTGATACGCAGTGGGAGGAATCCTTGCGGTAAGCTGACCCAATCCTTCAATTGACCTGTGCTTCTGCTTGTTGATCTTCTCGTTTTGCTTGGCTTGAACTTCCGCTTCAATACGGTTTTTTTGCCAGCCTTTACGCAACTCTTGCTCAAGCTGAGGCACTAAATCAGTAGGAATTGTAATCATAGTAAAAATGGTCCGCGTCTCTCCGTGGATTGTCACACCACTCGTCGTCCGAGAACTTTCGGACCATGCACTCCCTTATACAGAATGGCAGGTGTCGCAAAGGTGTCTCTGTCTCTCCAGAGTGTCACGCCTAGCGGGCTTCCGGCGTTCGATCCGTCCTAGTATACTGCGGGAGCGGGCACATACACCACTAAAGTAGGTGTCACTTACGAGCAACTACTAGGAGGAGTAGTCGAATTTCCCGAGGCCGAGCGGGTTGCCGACAACCAAGCCAGCAACTGCTTCGATCAAGCGAGCAGGGCCACCACCGTAATCTGGCAGTGCAGTGACGTTAGCGACGTTGCCGCCGTAGCGAACCTCGATGAGGTTCATGTCAAGCACAAGACCTTTATAAGGAGTTGGCGTCCAGCTTGTGCCAGACACAGTTCCGATGAACGTGGAAGGATGCAGACGCACCGTTCCGAAGTCACCTTGGAACACGTCCAAGCTCTGAATGAAGGTGTCAGCCGCAGCGTCACGCTGGAAGGTCTGCACCTTGGTAGCACCAGCAGCAAGCGTGTTAGTAGCATTGCTGACAGTCGTCAGAGCCGTTGTTCCGAGCAGGCCGGTGAAAGCACGCTTCAGGTCAGTTCCGACGATGGCGTCGAAGCTGGTGTAGTGACCAGTCTGGTCGAAGATCGACTTCAGAAGTCCCTGCACACCTGCATCCGTCAACCCGCTGGATGCACCAGTGAGGATCGAGGTCGTAGGAGTACGGAAGATCGAAGGGATGTCTCCAGGAGTTGGTGTGCCAGTACCAGCGTTGCTGATCCAGGTCTGCACACCAGCGGTGCGGTAAGCCTGAGTCGTGCCGTTGTCCTGCTGCGAGAGCTGGTTCGACGTGAAGGTCGCTTCCATGTCACGCTTGATGCCAGTGATCCCCTTGCTGACGTTGTCAGCCAGTTCGTCACGCACACCTGCGACATCAGCGATGTCCTGAGTAAGGCGGGACACGCGCACTGCACGGCGGAACACCTGTGCGTAGTTTGCGAGTTCAGCACGGTAGCCAACGACGTAGTTGTCGTAGGTGGAAACGTCCGTGCCGTCCACCACACCACCTACCTGAGGGGTAGGAAGCGAGTCAGACTGCCAGCGGAAGTACATATTCCCGGGCTTGCTGCCTTTGCGAGCCATCGACGTAAAAGGAGTGTCTTTTGCGTCAACGAGCGCAATCATGTCCATCAGATCTTCGCGTAGACCGCGACCGCTAAGATTAGGTTCAGTAAGAATAGCCATAAATAAGAGTAAAACTAAGTTTGATTGTTAAGGACTTACACAAGTCCCATTGCTTTAATCACGTCAGTCATCCCATCTCTTGAATTGTTCCTAACGAACGATTGCTTGGCTTTCTGAAGGTCCGTTTGAGTCGTCCGCGCAGGAGCCGCCTTAATGGACGGTTGCACTGGCGCACGCTTGATTGGTGCAGTTGATTTTTTCTGTGCTTTCTTTTCGCCGTAGGCTTTGATTCCCATAACTAGTAATCCAGCAACATGTTTCCAATCTGCTCTGCGCTTCTTTAGCTCTGGGAACTCACGCAGAATCTGCTGAGCAGTTTGATACTCCTCAGTCTCTGGTTTGCTCCACCAAGGAAAGTCTTTTACCACTTCACCATCGACGTATGTCTGCTGTTGCAGATATTCCTCGCGGGCTGGCAGCTCGATTTCCTTGCGCCGAATCGCCAATCGTTTCATGCTGCGAACTTCCTGATCGGTTAAGTCCCGCTCAGATCCATCTGGTAGGGTAATTACTCCTCCATCTGGGTTCTCTTCGCACCACAAAATGACATCCAACGCTCTCTGGCGCTCTTCCTTCACCTGTTCGATGGTGGTTAAACGCTCGACAGCATCAGATACGTCAACCTGGCGTGCAGGAGCAGAAGACTTTGCAGTCTCAAGTTCTCTTTGCAGTTCAGATAAACGCGACTTTTGCGTTTCCAATTCAGCTTGAGCGGCCTTCTTCGCAGCAACTAACTTGTTGATGCGCTTCTGTACGCCTTTGCTTAACGAACTTTCTTCAACTTCAGCTTCTTCAATGGGCTGATCGGCTTCAACCTCAGCTTCCACTTCCGAGTCCACAATTGGCTCCTCAGTGTCAACCTCAGATTCAGCCTGCTCCTCTTTGGCGGGAGTTGCCTCCTTCTCGTCAAGGAAACCAGATTTAAGCAAGTCGCTAAGACTTTGCTGATCCAGCAAACCGAGTTTTTGTGCAACGGGTGTCGTTCCTGCCTCCTGACTCCCGGCGTCAGGCTGTGATTGTGTTTCGTTCATGCTAATAGGTAGCAAGTCCTTTATATAATCAAACCAGTAACGCTGGTTAGCCCGCTAGTGGCGTTATGCCAAATTTTCGTTATTAGTCAAGCCATTTAATTCTCTTGCTTGTCTTCTTAATTCAATAAGTGTGCTTAAAGTAAGATTAATGCCATCAGCTTGCCCTGCTGAATGTATTCTATCTTCTCCTTTGCAATCTTTACTTATAGCCATCATCCAGTGCTGTTCCTGCAACTGCTCGATAACTCTAAGCACTTCGCTCCAGGTATTGTTTTTCCCTGAAAAACCAAAGGCGTCCTTTTGATTTTCCGTCATACGTTAGAATTGTAGCGGTTGTCAACTTGCACAAGCGCCGGAATCAACTGTGCGCTTTTTTCTAGCAAGTCTGGATCTCCTCGCTTAAGTGGTTCAAAGCCTCTTAAAATTGGAATGCCCTTTTCCCACTTCTGCAAATTATCATAGTACGTTTTTACGTCTTTTGCGTTTTCAATCTGATAACGAAGTGTTCGTTTTGCTTCCTCAGAAAATCCAGAAATAGCCTCTTCCGTGTCTTTCTTTTGCGTAAGATCAAACAAGAAGTTTTTGAACTCTTCAGGAGACTCAAACCGCTTGCCAGTTTGCGAGTAGTATTCCCGCTGAACTTTTCCAAGTCCAGTAACAAGGTGGTTCTCTTGAGCCATGTATCCTAGATTTCGTATTGTGCTAGGATCGTATTCTCCGAATGTTCTAGATGGACGTTTTGCAAATGAAACGCTTGAGTCTGCAACGTGCCCAGCCTCATGCTCAAGCGTACTCTGCCAGTAATTCATTAAGTTTTGCTGAACCGCTTCTTGAGTTACAGCTTGTGGAGAAAAATTGTTTTTAATAGCATTTTGTTCGTTACTAACATAGTACTGTTGAAACAACGGAAACGACGGCATTCCAACAAAGTCTTTTGTCTTATTGTATGCTGGAACGTAAGCGTCAACTAAAACTGGAACCTGACGCTGTAAGTTAGCGTAGTACTCTTCTGGAACAGTTACTTTTGCAGCTTGATCCGCAGCAAGCATCTTTGCGTATTCAGATGCTGCTTGAAGTTGTGGTTGTGCCTGCTCTCCATAATATGGAGCAGCAACGTCATATCCAGACACTTTACCTTTTGCTGAGAATTCTGGATTTAGTATGTTTTGTTTAGCGTACTCTAAAAGGTTTGCGTAATCTCTAACTTTTTCTTTTTCCGCCTCATCTTTAAGACGTTGAACAAGTGCTTTTTCAGCCTCTGCGCTTCCCCAGTCTTGTTTTTGTTTTGGCTTTCCTGCCATATTAAGCTTGCTGTTGAGATACTGGAGTTACACCAATCCGGCCAATCTGCGCGTTCTGCTGCTGCATAATCGACATCTGCAAGCTCTTGACGTAGTTCTCAAACAGCGCACGGAAGTTCTCATCCTGCTGCAACGCAGCCTGCGCTTTCGGGTTAGCCTGCATAACCTGCTGCGTGTATTGCAGCTTAGTCTGTGCAGCAGGGTCGTTAGCTTGGTAAAGCGCCTCGTTGCCAAGCAACATCATGCCAATGTCACTCTGCACATCTTTGAACATTTGCGCACTAGCTTGCTGTTGGTTGACGATAAGCTCGCTTGCCATCTCAGGCGCGATAGCTTGAATCATCATCTCGGTGAGGCGCGTCCTGTTAAGCACGCCACCTGTGTCGAGTTGCGCGACCTTGGTAAGGAAGTCGATCTTTTGCGCGATGTACTCCTTGTCCATGTCCATCACGTCAAAGCGGACGTTAAGATCAAACTCATTGTGGATCTCAGACATACTCTGTGGCAACTGACCGCCAGTAATACGCTGAATTTCTTCTGGACTCATGTACTGGCAGCACAAGGCAAACATCTGCCTGTAAATGCTGCGCCAGCTAAGCAGCCAACTATTTACGAGCAACTGCTGCAACATCTGCGTCTTGGCCGGTGGCACCAATGGATTAATCGTGCCAAAGTAAGCAGCGTGATTTGCTTCGACGCGATTGATTAAGTTAAACGCCACCGTAGGTTCACGAGCCGGTGGCTCCATGAAGCTGTAGTCCGATGGGCTTACGACAGGGAGCTGTACTCCAGGGCCCACTTTGTTGATGGCACCAATTCGTTTGACGACTTTGATGGGAGGAAGAGTCGAGAAGGCAGTATGATCCCGGATGGAGTCGTGTTGCGCTTTAATCTCGTCTTGATCAGTGACAGCCAACTCGGGTATACCACGAGTGTCAACAACAGCACGGCGCAACTGCTCGCGACGGAACTCAACAAACGGGTATTCGCCGTGAGCGTAATCAAGGCGTTGATGAATGGCCCATGAGGCTGCATCTTCCTTTCGATTTGAGGCTGCTTGCGGACAAAAAACGGTGAAGTAGATCGCAGGCGCTTTTCCGTCGAGGCTTTTGGTATAAGCATAAACAACCTCCACCATGTTCATGTAGTTTACACCGTTGTAAACCAACATGTTTGTTGTTGGCAGTAGGTTGATGTTGTAAAAAGTACTGCTCTTGCCGATCTGTTGCAACGCACGATCAACCCAAGCTGGATCCCAGCCTTCCGTCGTGATCTTCTCGCGCAACTCAACCTCAGACATCCATGTTCTGCGATAGATTACCCGTGATCGCTGCAAATCAGCCGTCTCTGGTGGAACGATGATCTCATCCCAAGGCTTAAGCGCAACGATCTCGGGAAGATTACGACTGACGTACTCTTGGTCATACGTCGCTACGCCTGTTTCAGCCATCTCATTAACCATGCGCTTAGCTTCTGAAGCATCAAGGTCAGGGATTGCAGCTTGAAGAATCGCAGCAGCTTGATCAGGCGCATCGAGGATCATCTGTGGCAACTCAGCCAAGACTGACCCTTGTGCTTGTGCAGCCATCTGGAACAGTTCTTGAGCGGTAATCTCTTGTGTACGCTTGCTGATGTTCTGCTGCCAGCCCACAAAGAAAGCGCTCCAGCCGTACTGCAAAGCGTATTGAGCGCCAAGCTCAGCCTCTTTACGAAGCTCCTGCGGCATCTTAGAGTCGCGAATCCAGTGCAAAAGATTTGTCGCAATGCCACTCATCGGCGCATCGTCAAGCGTAACACCAGACGCTCTAATGGTTGCACGCTGAAACGCAGTCACTAGCAAAGCTGACAACTCGTTACAAGAAGAGTCGATAAGGCGATTGCGAACGTCACTTGCACCTTCAAATGGCCATGCTGGACTACCCTCGGGACGCGAATTGCTGTGCTTTTTGCCGTCATCAGTCTGTCCAGCCCATCTGGAAAAACGAATATTATCAAACTTCGTTACCAAGTTACCCTGCGACGAGTTAATCATTGAGCGATTGTACTCGCTCAACAGCTCGCCAATGTCAGGCGTATCTGAAGCAATAGCTAAAGGGTCAACTTGTGATATCATGTTAATAACTTCCTGTCATAGACATTCGTTTGGACTGTTTTTCCCAATCCAAGCCGCCAAAGTATATAGGCTGCATAACAACCATATACCCTAAGGCGTCAATTGGATCTTTACTAGCACCTTTTTGTCCGTCTTGTCCAGACCATTCCTTTAAACTGTATATTAAGTTTTGGCAAGACTCGTGAATCATTAGTTTTGGATGGTTTACACCTTTTTCCATTGGTTTTTCTCTATTCCATGACAAAAGATCATTAATTAATAGCACTCGCTCCTCAATTGGCAGGGCTGCTGAAGGCGTAAAGATAAGCGGATTGTCAGCCTGACTAAGCAAATCAAGGACAGTAACGCCGCCGTCCTTAGTGATCGTCTCTGTGCCAGCCGTCCGAGGGTCAATCCAACGGTCCACAATCATCTCACGCTTGTCTCCGGCTGTCTCTAGGCTCCAGATAAGCTCGGTATATTCGTTCACCCCACGGCCTGCACCAGCCTTCTGTGCCGGTCCAGCTCGTCCGTCGGCCTTGTCACTAGGCAGCGCCCATTCGCCGTAGCTTTGGTCCGGCCATTCACGGTAGACCCATAGTATACCGTACTTGTCTACCCTAGCCCAAAGCATAAACCAGTTCCGAGCACCTGCTGGATCGACCGCCATATAGTTACTTCCGTCAGGAATAACGTCCTCTGCGTCACCTTTCCACAGGTTATGGTCACCAAACATGGGGAATTCGGAACCGGCTGTCTGATCTGCCCAACCATAAGCGCGAATCTTAATGTCGTGGCTGGAACGGCCAGACAGCTCTTGCTTCATGCGCTCCCAGTTGTTATACGGGTTTAATTCGGTATGATACCAGATACAGGCGTGTCTACCGTACAAGTTCTCTGCTTGGTAGGGCATTTCGCCTTTGGGGACCGTTAGAACATTGTTATTGGGTAACAATGGAGATTTGCGGGTAGCCGTGACCTTGGCGCTGTTGATGTACTCCTTTACGACCTGGGTGTACCCTTGCACCGGCGTAAAGGTGACGATGAGTTTACCGGACCGGGTGACCAAACGGTAGCGCAGGGTGTCGAGCCAGTTCTGCGGGACAAGTTCATCGCACCAGACGTAGTCCACCTCGCCACCTTCGACGACCTTGATGTCCTGGGCGTAATTAAGAAACCAGATCTGGTTGCCCATGTACACCGCAGTATTGTCGCTGAACCCGTTCTTCTGGCTAAAGCTAATCTGCGTATGGTTAGTGCGCTTGATGTTGCGGATCTCAGGCGGCAGGTACTTATAGAAGACGTTCTGCTGGGCAGACACGCTTGTCATGTGGTTAGTGTGAAAGCACCAGATACGGACGTTGCGCTTGTTGTAGCGTTCCTTTACCCAAGACGGCGCTTGGCCGTTGAGATCTGTCCCCACAAAAGCCTGCGCCATACGTTTGGCTGCGTACTCAGTCTTGCCTGACCGGTTCCCGCCAAGGACGACGATCTCGTTAAAGCGATCGAGCAGCTTGTCCGCATCCGGCCAGTGCGGCAGCTCGTGGCCATAGCGCATCGGATCGTTCTGCTCAGCCTTAATCTTGTTCTCCCGCATCAGGAACAGATCAAGCACCTTCTCCGGGCCAATGTTCTCGATCATCTCCAGCCGCTGCCGCTTATTGGGCGCTGGCAACGTCGGATGTTCTTCCAGCTTATAAGCTAAAACTTTCTCGATAATTTCCTGTTTTTCTTCATTCATAGTGTTGACTTTCCCTGAAGATGCTCTAGATTCTCAGTGTCGTCAAATAACGACCGTGTACCTTCTGCGCAACCTGAAACACTGGACGCACGAGCGACTAAATGGTTCCAGCTATTCCTCTTGAGCTGGATTAAACATCTGCTTCGGTCTCAAAGTTGCAGAGTGCTGACAGTCACGCCTACGAGAAGGGCAAGAGTTTCCCGAACGGGTAGCCATCACTCACGACTGTAATTGCGAAACGAAACGACGACACTTATACGGATCGTTGATCTCATTTTTGTATAGTACTCCCCCAAGATAGGCAGTAATGCTGAGTCTTGGGGGTACTATGCTCACTCGCAACTCTCCTTGCCGGATTGTTTATCTCCTCCTGTGAGCAGCGTTAGCTGCGAGAGTGAAGCACTGGGCAGAGCCCGGTGCGCACGGCAACACGAAGCAAGAGTAAGAGAGTAGATAAAGCCAAACTTTAACTACACAGTAAGAAGTAAGCTCAAGCTTAAGAACAGATAATCCAGAGTATAGCCAACTCAAACGTGTTAAGCTGCATCTCTTGTGCATTCACCAAGCTTAAGCACCACTTAAGTGCGATATGCAGAACATAACCTGCGCTTAACGCGGCTATAAGCGACTTAAGCTTACTCTTAAGCTGCTCAAGCTTGTTGTATACCGCTAACTTGTCCTTAAGCGTTATCTTATGCATAGCGTCTTGTTCTTAACCCAAATACGTTGACCTTGGCGAAAGTTGACGCCCTTCATACCGACAAACACCATATCCTCGACATCTGTGCGCACCCATCGCTTGTTGGGATACAAGTACACAATCTTTTGTTCCATAGACTCGTTATTTATCGGTATGTGCTTAGGTTCCGTAACAGGTGACTCCACTGTCACTGGTGTAGGCTCATCTACCGGCTGCTCGACTGCTTCACACGCTAGCGTACCATCAAGTAGGTCGCTCCTGTAGATACGACGAATGCCCTTGAAGGCCTTACGCTCGATATAGTCCTCATCCAG